TGCCGTTTTGGGACGCGATCATTCGCCAGCGGGCGCGCGATGACTGGACCGAGGTTGACCTGGTGGTAGCTGCACAGTTAGCTAGGACTCAGGCCGATATTGAAACCGAGTCAGCCCTACTTGAAACCGAGGGGACGATAGGGACAGGTGGACAAAAGCAAGACGTCGTTAGCCCTCGCCTGAGCGTGGTCGGATTGTTGTGCAAGCGCGAGATGGCCTTGCTCCGGACGTTGCGTCTGGGTGGCGTAGGGAACGCGGCCAATGCTGCAGAGCGGCGCCGGCTCGAGCGGCAAGCCGAAAGCCTCGCAGCGGAATCGGTCGATAGCGAGGACGACCGCCTGCTAGCTTGATGCCTACCCGCGCCGATGACGTCATCGCGTTCATCGAGAAATACTGCCTGATCCCGTCCGGCGATAAAGTCGGCAAGCCGTTGATTCTGGAGGAGTTCCAGAAGCGGTTTATTCGGGATGTTTACGACAATCCGTTCGTTACCCGCCGCGCCTACCTGTCGCTTGCCCGAAAGAACGGAAAGACCGCGCTGATTGCAGCTTTGCTGCTAGCGCACATCGCGGGGCCGGAAGCCAAGCAGAACACGCAGATCGTCAGCGGCGCTCAGTCGCGGGATCAGGCTGGCTTGCTGTTCGAGTTGGCCGAACAAATGGTGAATCTGTCACCAGTCCTAAGCAAGAAGGTGCGGATTGTGCCGAGCGGTAAGCGGTTGATTGGATTAAAGAAAAACGTACATTACAAGGCGCTATCGGCGGAAGGCAAAACGGCTTACGGACTGTCGCCAGTGCTGGCGATTCTGGACGAAGTAGGGCAAGTCGAGGGGCCACGGGACAAGTTCATCTCAGCCATTACGACGGCGCAGGGCGCTTACGAGAATCCGCTACTCATTGCAATTTCTACGCAAGCCCCTACCGATCACGACCTGTTTTCGATCTGGTTGGACACGCAGGAAACATCGCCCGATCCACGCATTGTTTCTCACGTCTACATGGCGCCGGAGGATTGCGAGCTTGATGACCGTAAGGCATGGGCCGCAGCGAACCCGGCGATGGGGATATTCAAGGCAATTTCGGACTTGGAAATGGAGTCCCGCAACGCCTTGACCATGCCGGCCAATGAGCCCGAGTTCCGGCAGTTGAGCCTTAATCAGCGGGTGGAGTCCTCAAACCCGTTCATGACAAAGGCGGTATGGGCGAGGAACGCAGGAACGCCGACGCCGATTGCAGGCCGAAAAATCTATCTCGGTCTTGACTTGGCGATGGTCAGCGATTTAACCGCGCTGGTATCCGTTGACGCCGAAGATTTCAGTATCAATCCGACCTTTTGGCTTCCGGCGGAAGGGCTTGCGCAGAAGGCAAAGCACGATCACGTTCCTTGGGACATGCTGGCGAAAGATGGTTTATTGAACACTACGCCCGGACGCGCAGTCCAGTACGAGTTTGTGGCTGAATTCTTGCGGGGCGTTTTTGATGCTGCCGACGTCCAAGCGGTAGGGTTTGACCGTGCGTTGATGCGTTTTCTCAGACCGTGGCTCGTAAAGGCAAATTTCAGTGATGCCGAACTAGCGAAGTTCATCGAGTTTGGGCAAGGCACGCTGAGTATGACGCCCGCTCTTCGGGAACTTGAAGTCAAAGCCGTGAACGGGGAACTGCGGCACGGTAACCACTACATCATGAATATGTGCGCGGGCAACGCGGTCGTTACCGGCCAATCGGGCGCGCGCAAGCTGGACAAAGAAAAGGCGAGAGGTCGAATCGACGGCATGACTGCACTTGCGAACGCTTTCGGCGTAATGCCAAGCGCCGCAACAGCACCGCCTAATTACGAGTTGCATTTCGTGTAACGAGTTTTACTCCGCGTGTTAGGAATTTGGGTCGCTTTCGAGCGGCCCATTTTTTTGCATGCGGCGTGCGGAATAAGAAAACACCTTCCTAGCGTCGCTCGGAGAAGGCGCGCTAACCACGGAGTTTTAAATGATTAAGTCGAAAGGCTTTACCTTGATCGAGTTGATGATCGTAGTCGCGATCATTGCGATCTTGGCCGCAATCGCTTTGCCCGCTTATCAGGATTACGTTATTCGGGCGCGCGTAGCGGAAGGGCTCACTCTGGCCTCAGAAGCGAAGGTCATGGTTGCAGACAATGCTTCCAACGCAGTCCCAGACGCAAACGGTGGATTGGCATCGGGAATGCGGACAGGCGTTGCGACAACCTGTATCGCAGCCGGCACTTGCACGAATCCGATCGGCGGATCGCGCAACGTGCAGGACGTGGAAGTTACGACAGCAACCGGCGTAATCGCGATTCAATACACGACGCGCGTCTCGGCGGCTGCCGCTGACGTAATGGTGCTGGTCCCGACGTCGAATGGTGTGGCGTTAGTTGCGGGAACGCCTCCACCCGCTCCGATTATCTGGACGTGCTTCGCGGCCGGTAAACCGGGTGCGCCAGCGGCCGCGACTCTGCTCGGCAAATACGCTCCAGCGGAGTGTCGCGCGTAGTTGATGTTTCGGGCCTGGCAGCTTGGGGTAACCCTCGCTGCCACGGTCTACATGCTTGCGGCGCTTCTTGACGGAGCGCCGTTTTTTATTGCAATCCCCTCTGCTCTGCTCGTGATGTCCATCTTGGCGAGCGATCCCGAAGGTAAAAAATGAATCGTTCATGGTCAGTGCTGACCGTCAAATCTATTGACGAGGATCAGCGCGTTATCACGGGCATTGCCAGCACGCCTTCGACTGATCGCGTGGGCGACGTCGTGGAACCCAAGGGCGCCAAGTTCAATTTGCCGATTCCGTTTCTGATGGATCACGGCAAGAACGGTTCTGACGACTCCATCGGGCACGTGATCTCGGCCCAAGTCAAAGCCGATGGGATTCACATCAAAGCCAAGATTGAGCAAGACGCTGCGCTGCCGTACCTAGACGCGGCGTGGGCAAAGATCAAAAAAGGCCTAGTCCGAGGGCTGTCGATCGGATTCAAGGGGATCGAAGTCGAGCGCATCAAGGATGCCGGCATTCGATTCAAGCAATGGGAATGGCTAGAGCTTTCCGCTGTCGTCATTCCAGCCAATGCAGAAGCGTCGATCCTGACTATCAAGTCAGCCGACGTATCGCATCAAAGCCCCGCGTCAGGGGCAGCAGTAATCGATCGGCACACCTTCGCTGATCGCGATATTCCGAAAGTCTTTTCCCTCTCGTCCGGCGTCTCGGGCACCTCAACCTCTAAAGGATTACGAATGAAAACCTCAGGCGCCGAACAGATCGGCAACTATGAGGCCGAGCGCGCCTACAAAATGCAGCAGATTCAATCCCTGCTGGACGCCTCAGCCGATGAAAGCCGTCCGCTTAACGATGGCGAACAGAAGCAATACGACGATCTAACCAGTGAAGTCGAAGGCGTGGACAAGCACGTCTCGAATCTTCGCCGGCACGAAAAACTGCTTTTGACCGCCACTCCGGTGACGTCGGAAGCGGGCAACGATCCCGACATCGCCTCCCGTGTCCGTCAGGATTCCGGACGCCCCGGATCAGTCATTTTCTCCAAGAGCAACAGACTTCCCGGGACGGGCTTCACTCGCCTGTGTATGGCCGTCATGGCCGGCAAGGGGAGTGAGTCGGACACCGAGCGCTACATTCAGCGTAATTTCCGCGATACGCCCGAAGTCGGTCTGGCCTACAAGGCCGCCGTCGCAGCTGGTACTACTACGGATGCGAACTGGGCCGCGCCGCTGGTCAATTACACAGACTTGTCGTCTGAGTTTATTGCTCTGCTGCGTCCGCGGACGATTCTGGGCCGCATGCCTTCGCTGCGCCGCGTGCCGTTCAACGTTCGCATGGCGAAGCTGGCGAGCGGTGCAACCGGTGGATGGGTGGGAGAGGGATTGTCCAAGCCGGTGTCAGCACTTGACTTCGATACCGTGACGTTCCCGTTCTACAAGATGGCCTGCATCGTTGTCTTGACGCAAGAGTTGGTGAGGTTCTCAAGTCCGCAAGCCGAAGCAACTACGCGCGACGAACTACTGTCGGCGATTGCTCAACTTGAAGATGTGAGCTTCATCGATCCGTCCATCGCGGGTACGGCAACGGTTCAGCCGGCGTCA